GCGTTGCAGATCTCGAACCAGGTCTCGGTGAAGCCCTTCATGTCGACGCCGTTCACCAGCCCGACCCCGCATCCGGGTCCATCTCCCAGGAGGGAGCCAGGTTCCCCGGCACCTCCAGGGTGGGCATGGACTCCCAGAACTCCTTGTTCACCGGCGGCAGGCCACCGGCGGGCAGTTCACTCAGCGCTGCCGCGGGTGCCATCAGGATCTTCCCCGGCTCGCCCTGCGGGATGCTTGCGGTCCCAGCACTCGTCGCAGATACAGTCGTCGTCGTGAGTGAGGTAGGGGAATTCGTGCGCAGCATGCCCATCGCCATCGGCGCCTGACCATACTGCGCTCGTACGAACTGGGTCACCCTCTCCAGGGTCTCCAGCATCTCCACCTCGGTCATGCTGGGGCGGATCTTCCAGGAAGCCTCCATCGTCGGGCTCTCCCACTTCAGCGTCACCACCCCCTTGATCGTCTTCAGGCTCAGCATCGCTCTCTCCTCCTGGCAGTGGCCGCGCCCCCATGAGGCGCGTCACCTGGATGTCTTCTCGGTATACCAGGATGCCCCCGTCCCGCAGGCAGAACCCGAACTCGGGTGGTATGTAGACCTCATGCATGGCGCCGTCCTCCGTCTGGATGACGACGCCCCATGGCTTCTCAGCCACTGTTCCCTCCGATGTTGCCGGGGCACAGCCAGATCTTCCCGGCCGTGTCCGTCCATGTGTGTCCCGCATGCGGGGACTGGTTGCCGCAGGGCATCAGTAGCTCCTCAGTGCCGGAAGCAGGGGTACTCCCGGCCGCACCAGCAGTGCTTGTCGTCGGCCCGGTCCCCGTGCCTGTCGCACGGGAAGGGCTCCCGGCAGATGGGGCAGGTCTCCATCACGGAGCCTTCCATCCACTGGGGCTGGTCGGCTGACCGATGGCGATGTAGCACCCATCGCAGCAGAACCGGTTGGTGGCCGGGTTGTAGGTGCCTTCTTCGTTGCGGACGTAGGCGGCGCGGTCACCCGCGATGAAGCCATCGGTTCCGATGAAGTCTCCGTACTCCGAGAACGAGGATGCGGGCCTGCCACAGCGGAAGCAGTAGGGCTCGCCATCAGCGATCTGGTCCTGCTCTTCGAGAGTCAGGGCAGGTACCAGATCACCTGCATGCATCTGCCTCAAGGAGTCCTTGAGGCTCGCCAGCGAGAAGCTAGCTGGTAGCTCCTGAGAGCCATCGTTGGACGGCATGGGTCCCTCCCTTGGAGAAGATCGAATTGACGTCCTCCCCCTTGGGAGGGCGTACCGCCCGCGCCTTGATCTCGGTCGAGAGGAAGGAGCCCAGGCGGTACCCGGCTTCGTCTCCGTCGGCCACGACAAAGATCTGGTCGTAGTCGGCGAAGCACCGGGTGAAGTGGTCTTTCCACTGGCTGACGCCAGGGATGGCGATGGCGGCGAAGCCGCACACCGACAGGGTGAGGGCGTCTATCTCGCCCTCACACAGGTAGATCGTGTCCGTGCTCTTCTTGAAGTCCAGGACGTTGTAGAGCGTGCGCTCCATGCCCTCGGGCGCCCGGTACTTGCGGCACTTGCGGGGCTTCCCGTCCTGCCCGATGTACAGGACCGTGTCCTTGCAGACATGGTCCTCCAGGCACCGGAAGGTGAACGTGGCCACCCCCACTGGATCGAGATAGGGGATGGACAGGCGTCCGCGGAACAGCTCATGACTGAGCAGCGGGTTACGCAGCACGCCCAGGCGGTACGTACTTGCGACCTGGGGTCCTATGCCCCGACTCCGCAGGTACTCCTGGACGCGTGTATCGCTGGCGAGATCGCTCTGGTACTGCGACGCCGCGTTCTCGAAGAATGTCCGCTGTTCGGTCGATGGCAGTCGCATGGTCCACCTTCTCCATGGCCATCACGAGCTGCACAGGTCCACCCTTGGCCAGGCACGCGTGACAGAACCAGGCGTTCTTGGTCAGGTTGTAGGAGAGGGAGGGGTCCCCCTCTCCGTGGACGGGACAGAGGGTGTCCCCCTGGTCCCGGACGGTGTCTCCGTCGAATCCGTCCACGTAATGGGCCAGAACCGCAGCGAGTTCTCCGTGGCTTTCTCCTTGCTCATGGCCTCGGTGACGCGCTTGAGAGCGACGACCGCCAGCCGCAGGTCCATACGGATCCATGTCCACGCCTCGCTCTCGTCGAGCGGGATCCACGAACCAGCGTGGCCCCCGTCCATGTACTCAAAGTCGGCGAGGAAGAACTGCGGAGGCACCAGGGCCTCCCACTCTTCGACCGGCTTACGGGGGACTCGCCGGACAAGGAGACACAGCGGAGTACCCGCGGTGTCCCTCTGCTTGATCGTGTCGAGGATCCACGCCGCGTAGCGGTTGGACTCGACGTACTTCACCTGGACCGTGGTGAAGGGGACCCCGTCGAGGTCCCCCATGTCATCCGTACGGCCCTCACGCAGGCGCCTGTCGGCCATCCAGAACCCCTGGTCCCGGAAGTACTTGGCTACCATGCGCTCCGTCTCAGCGCCTTTGCGCTGGTTCGGGTTGGTCACAGCAGCTCGACCATGTGGAAGGCGGACGCGAATGCGTCGGCCTGGCACCCGAAGGGGCCGTGCCGGAGCGTGTCGTCCGTCCAGGGCTCTCGCCCTGCGTAGCCCCAGTACCAGTGATGGGGGCTGGTGCTGAACACCCAGGCCCGCACGGCGGGCTTGCTGGGCAAGTCATGCGGCAGCGGCATTTCCCTCTCCTCCTTCTTGAGCGATGTCTACACCACTACTCAGCAGTAGTCTCGGCGGCCCAGGCCGTCTCGAAGTACTGCACGGCAGCCACCCGCAGGTTCTCACCCAGGCCCGCGGTGACGCCCTCCATGTAGCCGTCCGCCCAGTCCTTGGTCCGGCCGTCCCGCTTCATGTCCCTGACCAGGTCGTACGACCGGTCCTTCAGCTCCTTGCGGGCTGCCTGCTCGGCCGCGATGGCGGCGCGAGCCTCCCTCTCATTGATCACTTTCCCACCAGTTCCCTCCTCCTGATGGCACGTGGCCGCGCGAGCTGACGCCTGGGATCCAGTCGCTGACTCGGGCCGTCGCAGGGTTGACGGCCATGCGCAGGTACGTGCGTCCTGACGGGTCGCACTTCGCGAACCGGTTCTTCACACAGGCAGCCAGGATCTCCCCGTCCTGCCCGGGTGCGAAGTTCATCATGAGTACCGGGATGCTGGAGACCTTGCCCATGACGTCCCCCTTCGAGGGGACGGGGGCGGTGGCGCTCGGCCTCCAGGCATCCGATACGTGGTGCACCAGGTGGACGGCAGCGCCCGTGTCACGGGCGATGATCTTCCCTTGGCGCATCAGTTCCTTGAGCATCGACCACTCGTCCTTGTGCCCTTGCAGGTACAGGTCGGAGACGATGTCGATCACGATCTGGTCGGGCCAGCGGCCCTCCATCGTGGCGTAGGCGAAGGCCCCGTTCCAGACGTCATCCAGGTTCAGGCCGGGAGCGAAGTCCCACCGGATGTAGTCGTACGGGGCCAGTAGCTCAGCGGCCCGCGGTAGGTGGGCGCTGTTCGGGTTCAGCCACGACTCGGTCTCCTCGGACGGAGTCCCTGTGAGGATGCCCAGCATGCGGCTGGCCATCGTCGAGTCGTCCGAGTCTGTCGAGAAGTAGATCGTCGGCACCTTCATGTTCATGATCGCGTTCATCATGGTCATGGACTTGAAGGCGGCCGAGGGTCCGGCCCACACGTGGACCGACTGACGCCTGATGCGGATGCGTTCCTTTTCCCATGAGGCGAAGGGAGGGGGCAGCGGCTCTTGGCCGACTGCCCCCTTCTTCACCAGCCTGCTCAGCCGGTGCACTTCACTCCTTGATCTGGATGACCTTGATGCCCGCCTGCTCGGCGAGCTTCATGGTCTGCTGCGTCCCCGTCCCGGGGGAGAGGGGGAAGGCCAGGCAGAGGTTCGCCCCTGCCTGGACCATCCGGATGTTCCGCTCTGGTCCCGCCGCCCTGCCCCTGGTCTCCCAGGCGGCAGGGAACGTCTCCTCGGTGCAGCCAAGGAGGTGGCCGACCAGCGTGAACCAGTCGTGGGCCTGGCTGTCGGCGCCTGTAGAACAGTCGCCGTGGACCAGGCAGAACTCGCCGTGGGCCAGGTACATCTTGGTCAGCTCGCGGAACACGGCGTCCCGCTTTGTCCAAGCACGGGACCCGGTCACGATGATCCTCATGGCGTGACGGCGAAGCCCTGCTGCGCCAGCCATCCGCCGAGGGAAGGCTCGATGTAGTAGTCGGACCCTCCGCCCCACTTGATCTTGCCCTTGAGGTCGTTCTTGTGCTGCTCCCGGATGTTCTTCCAGGTTTCGAACCCGGGGCCGGAACGACCATTCACCCGCAGCCAGCCGGGGGGTTGGGTCGCCGGTTCCGGCTTCGAGTTGCTCTGGAAATTCCCACCGCCACCGCCGCCACCCCAGCCCTGCGGCGGGCCGGACTGGTACGACGGCGGGCCCTGGTAGCCCGGGGCCTGGGGTGCGGAGTAGTTCCCGCCGAAGGGCGGGGCGCCGGGAGACTGCTGAGGGTCCGGCATGTAGCCCTGCTGGCCCTGTGGCGGGCCGACGGGGGACACCGGCCCCATGATGCCGCCGACGGTCCCCTGGACCTTCAGCGAAGCCTGTGCGGCTGCGATGTTCGCCCAGCAGCCACCGGCCTCAAGATCATTCAGGATGCTGGTGATCTGGTGCGCG